GGTTCCAGGCGCACTGTAGCCAGGTCGAAGTCACCAGGATCGGCATCGAAGTATCCCCTGCCAATATCCGATGGCAGGTGGACAGTTCCAGTAATAATCACATCGTAATAGCTCATTGGAATGTCAACCGCATAGGTCATCCTGGCATTCAGCCAGAATTCTTCATCTGAACTATTCTGATGCCTAAGCAAAATCCTGTCATAGAATGTATTAATCTCTGTCTCATTACCCAGGGCTGTCCACGACTCTTCTGGGAACAACGAAGCATCCATCCATTCAATGTCAAAGGAGGCTCTCTTATTAATCTTCCATGCACCCTCGCCCTTCTGATTCACCAAGGCTGCATAGTAGTAGTTATCATCACCTGAGAAACTATCCCTGTTCAACTCGACCACATCAGGATATGCGGCATCAAGTAGGTAGTTGAAGGTGCTGTCTCCGGTAGGTCGTGGAACCGTGTCCAGACGAATAGACGGAAATAGGGAGAAGTACTCGGATACGAGTGGCAAAGCCTTAGAAGTTGAGAATGCGATCTTATCAATCAGTGCAAACCCTGTTCCGTCACCCATTGCGAAGTTTTCTACGTCGAATGTGGAACCGGCAATGCTCACCGTTTCCGAGTTGTATGTCATCGAGACGTTATTGCCCTTCTTTGTAAGTACCAGATAGCTAACGTCCTCTGTATAAACAAGTTTCTGTGAGGTGAGTTCTAGGACCGGCTCAAATTCGATGGTGTCCTGCCACCAAACAAGCTCAATCGTAGCGTCGTCATTAATCCTCACGCCTATTTCTTCACTGTTATATGTGAACTGAACAATCCATAGGTCAGATGTTTTAGCAGCGATAATCATGGAGATTGAGAAGTCTGTCATGGATGGTGTAGTCACCGCACCGGCTGGTGTTTCCAGCGCGATAGACCCATCGGTACCCTTACAGATAGGTCGGTTGTTGGTCACTCTGTCAGCAGTGAAGACGATATCGGAGATGCCTGACCCTGCGACCTGACCGGTGATATTTCCACCTGACATAAGAGCGCTGGACCAATACTGATCAATGCCGGATTCTACCGCACGAACGTCAAATCTTCTCATCCTTATATAATAGCAAAAGGACCGGACATTAGCCCGGTCCTTTTGCTATTATTTAGTTCATCACGGCACTGGAGTGAAACCTGCACCGAAGCTACCGCGTGCGGTAAGGTCAGCTAGAACAGGCTGAACCTTCTGGTAGATGAAGTTGGTGAGTGTTGGATTCGATCCAAGCACATAACCAACCAGTGTACCGGTGCCAGCAAGTACTGCTCCACCGCCACTATCTCCGGGGCCAGCCAAGGCCCATGACGTAAACGCCTTGTTCGGAGTAGACGTTCCATTTACCAGGCCACAAGTGTTACCGGTTCCGATACCATTCTTGCAGACATTGTTCCACAAGTTTGCGTTGCCGATGCTGTTGACAGTGAGCTGTCCGTCCTCGCTTACGCTCCTGGGAATAACCACATTCTCGTCCAGATGAATTACTGCGTAATCCAGTACCGGTCCGGGTGGGTTGCCTCCACTCCATGAATTGATATTGGTGAACCATCCGATCTGCTGACCGGTTGTTGACTTGTAAACCGGTGTTCCAGGTGCTGCATTGACCCTTAGCTGGCAGTGACCTGCCGTGATGCCAACGAGACGATTTGCGCTGTCTCGACCGATAGCTGCGAAACTACAAGCACTGAGGCTTGGAGTCACACCTGCGGTATTTGAAAGACCAGTGCCAGGACCGACCGGAACGGTGGGAGCTGCTGATGCTGACGGGGCCAAAACTAGCCACGAAGCTGCCACCAAGACTAGCGATGCTAGTACTGCATAAATCTTCTTAACCATATTTTCTTTCTCCTCTCGGTTAAACTGTGGCTTCTGCCACAATTCAATTATACGTGGTGGATGCTCGATTGAACACCCCCAATCATAGAGACAGGGACACCGTTTCCGGTGCCCCTGTCTTACCTAAGGTAGCGAAATACACTCGGTCGTATATGCCTGGAACTTGACCGGCATCCTAGACCTCCTGCACGTTGGGGTAGGTGACTCCCCTTGCTTTTCGTAGCTTTCATCCACTCACAACCACTTGCTACGAGGGACAACCCTTGTCCGCCTGAACTCTGTGTCGCCCCGCCTGTGTGTCATAGACTCACGTAAGTAGTATAGCTCTGCTGCTACCGCTTGTCTACCACTGACCGAAATATGCCTTGCGGATCGTGTTAACGTCCACTCCAATACCTCCGACAGTATCCTTGTCAATCCTGTCCTGAGTAATATTGGCGATTGGGCTAACGGTCCTATCACCTGTGCCGTTCCAGAAATGCTGCCAGTAATATGTACCCAGGCCATTCTTATTAGCAAATTCTATGGTCTTACGGTTTCCGTAAACTCCCATGCGATCCTTGCCTAGAACGGACTGCGCACCTTCTAGATACGGCTTAATTAGATCAGTCAACTCATTGTCAGTTGGATTATCGTCAATACTCATATAGATAGGAGCACTGTCTGGACCACCGGCAGCCTTATGAAGCTCTAGCGCACGCTGTGCACACTTTACTCCGTTGGCATATCCTGTCCTCCAGTCCGATGTGCTTCCCTTTCCATACTGGAAATTAGATACATTCAACAGACCATTTGCAGTTAGATTGCTTGCGTACCACTTGGTAACCGGCTTGGCCTTCATCCACTTCTCCCTGGGATCAGAGACATAATGGATTACACCAACATGACCAGCGGCCTTGATATCCTTTGCAGGAACTTGGTTCACCGAGAAGTCTAGCAGTGTCTTTCCGACAAGGTTAGGGTCTCCCTGGATTGGTGGTTCCGGCTTGGGCTCTGGCTTTGGGTCCGGTTTAGGTAAAGGGATATCGACCCTCTTGCCACTGATTACCATATAGATATCATTGGTCTTATCGTTCCATTCGATAGAGCCAGCCTCGAAGTCAGACCTAAGAACTTCACCATTTCTATAAACGTCTGAAATTGGTAGTCCCAGTCGTCCATTCTCGTATCCAAGCTGTGCATACATAGCGAAAATCTGTCCCCACACTGCGTGTGCGTCAATCTTCTCCGTCTTGAATAGGTTGTAAATGGTTCCATGCTCGAACGCCTGAATCTTAGCTCTGCCGTCTAGCGACAGAATGCTGTCTCCGACTGGGTATCCTAGTGGACCCTTCTCATAATCTAGACGAACAAACTCTTCCCATGTTCCTCCGGGACCGTCGTTAAGGATATCCTTAGCAACAGCCGTACGTGGGTGCCAGTAGATATGACCATGATCAAACTGTGCTAGTCTACCCTCGCCATCTGGCAGAACAATCTCTTCCCTAACAGGGAAGCCTAGTTCGCTCTTCACGCCGCCAAGAGCATTCCAGCGACCACCGATCATTCCGTACATTCTGGAAACAACCTTTGTTGCTCCGTTTAGAACTAGCACATTGCCGTTCTGGAAGACCTGGAATGATCCTCCCTCGACCGCCTGAGCGTCCTTTACGGGGTAACCGAGGTCTCCCTGCTCCCAGCGCTCCTGCTCAAACCTAGGCCAGAAATCAAGGTTAATTGTGACCGCTCCAGTGTTTGGATGCCAGTAAATGTATCCACTTTCGTACTGAGCGTATCGACCAATGCCGTCAAGCGTTGGACTTTCTTCTTCCTTAATAACTCGATTGCCAAGCCAAGGGTTCTCCCTGCGCTTAGCCTGAATAGCGGTCTCCGTAATGATTCCGTTATATGCTGCTCGGACCTGACGATCAAACCATGCCTTGTCAAATCCACCCGGATCAATCTTCTCTCCGGGCTGGTAATCCCTATGGAAAATCCATGCGTCTGCTGGAAGCCCCATATCCTTTAGTAGTGCTGCGACCACCTTTGGGTACATATCCCTCTGCTGATCAGTCCACGTATTGTAACCGGAATCAATTCCCTCAATTCCGATTGAATAGTAGTTACCCATCTTGGGTGCCACGCCACGGTAAGAAATCGTTCCATATGCGTGCCATGAAACACCGGCAGCAATAATGTGCGGAACACCGTCGCGCTTTAGACACAACTGAGACAGTGGGCCTTCGAGACCTGCAACGCCGTCACGAACAGGGCCAATGCCTGCTGCGTCATTGTTGGCCGAGGCTGTGTGGTGGATTACGATAAATCTTGTGTCTGTTACATCGCCATGACCACGATCACGCCAGCCTGGCTCTTCTGTAAATGGAATCCCGGCAGCGGTAAATGCTTCGGGATATCTTGTATAGTCAGCCATTATTCTAACTCCTTTCTTGTCCATTGTAGGCGTTTATAAAATCGAAATCAACCGACCGCGTTGTCGGTTATAACAGCAAAAGGGAGGACCGAAGCCCTCCCCTCTACTATGATTGCTTGTTTATGACAAGCTCTTTACTGCTTCTTCATCGAGTCCTACTACCTCGCAACCGCCCGCTGCGCTGCAAGCCAAATCCTGTGCTGACTTGAGTGCATCATCGGTGGATTCGTAGTAGCTAAGCATCGACCAGTCAAGATCAGGCATACGATCAGCCATTTCCTTGTACTCTTCGTATGTGCAATCCTGGTACGGTGCCTGCTCATAGACGTGATCAGAATGTGGCAAGAAACTTACACCGGCAATGTCGTCAAAGTTCCTGTACCCCCAATCTGCTACCTCTAGCCATTCGTCTTCCTTAACCTGAATGGTAACCGAAGGGTTGTGCTCGGTCCAGTGGTTCTTGTATACTCTCCAGATTTCTAGATGCTGCACTGCACTAACATCATTTCTGGTAAGAGCATCGTCACCCGCATAGATCGGGAAACTAAAGACGGTTGCCTTAGAGTTTGCTACGTCTGCCTCGTGAGGAACACCCATGTCCTTCATGAACTGAGTCAGAGGATCGTTGTTAGCGGCCCTGACGGTCCTGATGTATTGCTTAGCGAACCTCGGGTGCGCGCCTGACGCGCAATCTACGAGCTGAGAAACTGTTCCAGAAGGTTTAACACATGTGACGGCCACGCTGGCATTGATTCCAACCCTAGCTGACTCATAAATGTTAGACCTGACTGCTGCTGTACGAAGACCATCCAAAGTGTCTCCGAGAGTAGCAAGTCCTCTGCTGCCATTGAAATGCTTGTTATCAAACACTCCAGTCAAAGAAACACCGAGTAGTCTTTCCTCCTCAGCATTATCTCTCCAAACCTTACGAACATACTTGAACTTTGTCAGTGTCGACTGCCATGTTCCTAGGATTGCTGCCAGCTCCACCCTGCGCGTAACCGATTCTACGGAGTCATCCGGGCGAACAACGACTTCTGATAAATTACATAGCCCAGAACTCCTCAAAAAGATTTCTGCACAAGGGTTTAGACCCTGAACCTTCTCTGCGTCCCTACGTCCGTGGCGACGAATGTGCTTACGAGCGCCATCCATATTGATAATTCCTCGCTCGCCGCTATTTGACTCATACAGGTAGAGCCATTCCTGCATAAAGTTGCCAAGCGAAGGCTTCGCATCCCATGCCGCAGAGTTGTTGGCCAAGTAACGCTGTCCATTCTCTTCCCAGAAGCTACCGGACTTGGCCTTGGCCATGTCGTAATCGTCTGGATCAGAAATACTGATCAGTGCACTCCTGCGAACACCTCCAACCACAACAACCTGAGCAATCTTACACATAAGATCATGTGCCTCAAGGCTTCGTAGCTTTCGTCCTGCCGCCCCCTTAAACTTATCCACAAAGTAATGGAAGACTTCATCAAGAGGCTCCGGGCCAGATGCCCTACCTCCGAACGTCTTTAGCCTGGAACCCTCTGGACGGACCCTAGACAAGTCCCATGTGGGAACCTGGCCGGAGTACAGCAGGGTTACGAGTTCCTTTAGCGCCTTTGCCCATCCGAGCTTGCTGTCCTCAACAACAATTGTCGTATTGGTCTTATAGAATTCATCAGCAATCGTGGGAAGCTTCGCCAGATGCTTCTTCTCGACGGAGAATCCAAGTCCAGTACCATTCATAAGCACATACAGTGCCTCATCGAATGCTCGCGGGTTATCAACAGCGATAAACGAGCAGTTATACCCGGCTAGGTTCTCCCTCTCTAGTGCTGGGCCAGCAGTCATCATTGCTCTCATGCTAGGCATTAGGTTCAAATTAAGAACCTCGTTTTTAATCTCATTCAAGAGACTTTCTTCCGGCACATATCCATGATTCTTCTCAAGATGTGATGCCATGAAGTTGAAATATCGGTCTACAGTTTCGGACCAGGTTTCCCTGCGCCCCTCGTCATCCAACCATCGTGCGTACTTGCTAGTAGCTATAAAGTTCTGGTAGGGATTCGAGATAGACCCGTTGGCGTCCAACATATCGTATCCTTTCTCCTTTCTAATTTAGTTTTGCGACTACTGTCGCTAGAAGTCGTTAGAACTACAATAGTACCAAACGGGGTCGAGTAATACAACCCCATCCGGTACTATTTCCGCTGGTCAGAGACTTTTTTATGCAGTTATTATTGTGTGAGCTTCGTCCCATTGTGATAGAATGCTAAGCGTATTCATTGAATATATCTTCAAAAGCTGTCGCTGTCAAGGTTCTCCAGTCGTACTCGTTGTGCAGCTCAAGGGACTGCGCGAAGTGCTTCTCGGCCAGCTCGTTGTACTCGTCCTCAAGTCGTAGAAACTGCTCTACAAGGGACTCATGACGTGGCTTATACATCAATCCGGGGTGCTCCCACTGCCAGGGACTCTCTACCTGATCCGACTCAACTGGAAGATGAATGTACTTTTTATATTCAGCCCAATCGTGGGTGCAGATAGTTGGTGTGGCCTGCGCAAGTGTTTCTAGCGGAATGAATCCGAATCCTTCTCCCCAAGACGGATAAACATTGGCATGAAACTGGTTAGTAAACTTAACCAGGTCTTCTAGTTCGAACTGGTTTCTAACCACTCGGACGTTTCCAAGCTCTTTCGGGTCTCTTACCCTTCCGTTGCCATCATACCACCGCACATGGCTTCTCTGGTATGCCTTAATGGTGAGAACAGCCCTCTTAGGGTTCCCGTCAAATGCCTCTCGGAAAGCGTCTAGTGCTTCCTGGCTCCCCTTGCGATTAGCCGGGGTGCCCATATTGATAATCTGGAGCGGTCCATTCTTTCTTGTCTTCAATGTGGGAGAGTAACGCTTCTCGATGCCGTGGGGATAGACCTTGGTTACGTTTTCTACGCCTGCCTTGCGGTAAACATCGGCAACCCATTCGCTAGTCGCCCACACCTCATCCGCCTCGTGCATCTTGTCTAACCACTTCGGTGGCAATTCGGTAGACTCCCACGGAGTCAAGAGCACCTGATGCACGCCTTTTCTCTTGGTAAAGTATTCGGGCTGCGCAAACGTCACCTCTACGGGAGCCTTGTGATAATCAAATCCAACAGTATGTCCCATATCCTTGAGGGCATTGATAATTCCCCACCCGGCACGACCAAATCCGTTATGCAGGGTGAAGTTGGAGAACGCTGTGTTGTAGGAAATGATCACTTCGTATCCTTTTCCTCAGCGGCAGCGAGCTTTTCCTCCAATTTGGCTACTCGTTCTTCGAGGTCCACCTTGCCTTCGTCCTTTCGGACGCGCTCAAATGACTCTAGGCGCTCCTCGGTGAGGTTCAACGCCATCTTTTCTTCGAAGGAACGCTCCAGCACCGGAATCTTACGTATCTCGGTAATAATATCCTTGCATTCCTGTTCGCTCAGGGCATTGATATCTGTATATCCACGTTCTAAATCTTTTCTATTCACTCTTTCATCTCTCCCATAGGTATCAAACTAAAAGTCAGGGCATATGTTGACTTGGCACCGGCTGAGTCACCCATCTTAAAGAGCCATCCAAGTCTGATCAGGTCATCGACCAGAGCCTGACACTCCTCCTGGTTGGCATTAACCATCCTGGATATAGAATACTTGCTGATGCTGCACAGTGCTAGCTCTCGGGTCTTGACATACTGACTGCTGTGAGCTATTACAGTACCAACCAGTTTTTGCATGGGTGTCATCCTAGAGCGAAGCACCAGGTCAAGCCAACCGGCTTGAGAGTACACTGGCTTTAGATGCCCCGGCAGGTCATCTGCATTTCGAAGCATAGATTGAATATTATCAGCGATATGCTTCGCAGTCAAGAGCAGGGGAAATAAAGTACAATAAGTCTGTTCGTCCAGAACAAAAATTTAAGAAAGGAATACAACATGGGACTAAAGAAAAGACTACTCGGCTCACTTGCCGCTGTAGGAATTATAACAGCTCCGTTACTTCTGTCAACCCCTGCTGCTAATGCAGAGACTCCTATCAACCAGTGCGTAGGCACCTGGAACATCTACGTAGGAGGACTGGGTAACAACGACTCACAGGGTGCTGTTGGCGTCAACCAGCGAGTAGGGTACAACAGTGCGGACACTCGCGCTGGCGTCTCCGAGCTAAATCGTCTGGTTTGGGATCATAACAGGTTCTGTCCAGGTGACCGCATCCGAGTCATGGGCCATTCCGGTGGCGCTGCCGTGGTAAACGTCTGGGGTAAGGAGAACGGAAGGTTCTTCGTAGGTAAGGCTAGCCTTGTGCTTCTGGCTGATCCTAAGAGGCCAGCCAACTGGTTCAATGGACCAGGCTTCGCTTCATCGGACTTCCCCTTCAACCTGTATCCTCCGCTCGCGGGTGGAAACGATAACTTCCAGGGGCTTCCAAGGATTAGTGTTTGCCGTGTAAACTCTGATCATATCTGCGCATCCCGCGTGGGATGGGAAGGTTACATCGCCCAGCGACACAATGCATATGACTTCGACATGAATCACTATGCATTCGGTGCCAATCAGGTCA